TATTTTACCATTTTTTTCATATAAATCTTGGAACTTTGCAATCTCGTGTTTGTATAATCCATTTCCATTGTTACCTTCTTTAACAATACTATTTATGACACCTTTAATAAGTTCACTATCAACGTTATTAATTAAATTATTGAAATCATTCGGCTTCAATAATTGTGCTTGATCATTAATATTTTCTCGAAGTTTCCTGTATTCTTCAAACTTTGTATCTAAATTTGTTTTTGGATCACTAAATAATGAAGATGACTCAGACACTTGACGATTTAAATCTCGGTTTGTTTGGTATTGAATTGTTTTTACATTTTGGTCATGTTGATTTTTTGATACTTGTGTTAATCCTGTACTTAATAACTGTTCTCCACGTTGCTGTGTATATGCCTGTAAATCATCTGGTGTTTGTTTAATTATCTCTGCTATTTTTCTAACAGCGTGTTTTTTATACAAGTCAGGATTATTATATAAAGGAATACCTTGTGTTACATCATCATATAACGTTTTTCCATCAGAACTTTTTAACTGAATACTTGACAACATATTTTTTAATTGTGAGTCAATACTTGTTTCATATCTAGAAATCATTGCTTTATTTAAAGATTCTGTTGCTATTTTACCAAATGATTCTGGAGCATCTACTTTTTTAATTGCTCCTGTTGTATCTAATACAGTAAGTCTTGCTGTTTCTTTCCCTCTTTCAGTAGCTTCATTTATCCCATCTCTATAAGATTGAACCATTAATTTTGTTGATGCTTCTGAAATTGATTTATATAATTCTGCATCTGCACTAAACGCATCTTGTTTAACAACGCCTACAGGCTTTACTGTTGTATTTCTTTTAATGACCTTTATTGCCATTATTCTATTTCCTTTATTTGTCTAATCCCTGTTGTGCCAGATACTAAAGCATTTAATCCACCTGACCTTTGTGATGCTATCGCTCTTTCATTAGAAGAATCTAAAGTTGTTTGCATCATCCGATCTCTTTTTTGATTATTTAATCTATGCTGTAGTTTTATATTTGTTATATCAGATTGAGTATTATCCCAGTTTTTTTGAAACAATGCTAATGCTGATGGGTCGTTTACATCTCTGCCCATAAAACTCATAGCAGTTGCATTTGAAGCAACAGCTTCTTGGAATGTTAACATACGTTCTGTTTCTGCTGTTATTGCTTCTAATTCTGCAACTTCTTTATCAGCTTGCATTTGTTCTACTTCAGACGTTGCACTTCTTTGATATGCTTTTGCTTGTGCATTACCAGCCGATATTGAACCAACTGCTGTTGCCATTGTTGAAATCATTAATAATTGTGGTGGTCCTACACACATTAAAAAGCTACCTCTACTATCATGCCATTAATTTGTAAATCTAATGGTGCTGTTTGTGTTATCTCTACTCTTGGGTCACGACTATAACCTAACAATCGAAACTCTTTTTTACCTGTAAATGAATTAAAAGCCATTTGTGAACTCGTTACTGTATCTGTTACACCTTGTATAAGTAAAGGTTGTGCATTTACTGATACAGATAATGTACTCAATAAGTCAAGGTTTACTCTTGTAATTGCTCTAGGTTCACCAGTTAAAGGACCCCCTGTTACTTGTGCATCTATTGGTAAACTTTTTAAAGATGCTGTAAAACTTAATCCAATTTCTGCTGTATTAATACTTTTTACTGATGATACATTAATCTGATTACTTGCTTGTGTAAAAGAACCTATATAGTTATCTCCTTCTATAACTGACAAAACTGCATTGTTTGTATAAATAGTATTCGTTGAAAATATTCCATTGTTAGAAGACGTTGCTGTAAAGCTATCTGAGCAATCCAAACGTAAAGATGTTTTAAATTCTTCTAAAGAATATGTATTTGTTCCTGAACCTAAATCTCTACTAACAACACAAAACACTCTATCATCTATAGCACATACAGAATGATAGTTCCCTGTTGTTGTCCACTTTGCCCATCCAGCTTTCTCTTCGTTTCTTATTGAATGAAATACAGCAAGACTACCATCTGCATTTACAACAAACGCATACTGTTCTGGTCTATCAAACGCACCTTTTACTGATGCCATATGAACAGGATTATTTATAAGATGAGATGAAATCAATGATATAGGAGTTGAAACATATGCTGATTCTTTATCACTAAATAGAAATTCTCTAACAGAGGTTCCTGTTTTCTGTACATAAAGAGTAGCACCATCAAAAGGAAGTGGTCTTGTATAGGATGCACCATAAGGTGTCTGTCTTCTTATTTGTGTATTTGTAGGCGTTAATGCTTTATCAGCAAAAGAAGGAATATATAATTCTGATGTACTTGTAAAAACTTGCAAGTCACGATTAGCAACTAAATGACGTATAGCATTAAACTCACCAACATTAATTGTTATTTGTATGCTGTCACTATCACCAGCTGAACCAACATCATAATTAAAATATTCACTAGTTGTTGAAGCCCATATAGCATCAGGTTGATTTGTTGTACCAGCAAACCACAATCTATCTTCATGAAATGTTATTGCACTTGGATAACCACGATAGGCTCCGATAGATGCTTCATCCCAATTTGTTGAAGCTGTTGTTGCTGATAATGTTTTTCTAACTGTGCCAGTTACAACTGTTGCACTTGTATATCCAGTTATTAATACTTCATTCCCAGCATATCTTATAATTGTACCGACATGGCTTGAGTTCCAGTAATCAGCCGAAGTTGTCATTGTTTTGCCAGTACCACTTGTTGCCTGTGGTGTTAAAGTTACACCACTTGCTTGGAAAGAAAAATAAGGTTGATACGTTTGGTCATCTGCTACTGTTTCATCAAAGGCAAATGTTGTTACTGAAAATGCTGTAACAGATGTCCTGGTTATTTTACGAATCATAAAATCAGGATGTGCAATAAACATAACGTCAGCATTTTGGGTGAACGTCATTCTTTCTAAACGTGCTGTTGTCCAAGGCAAACTAGCACTTGCTGAGTCAGCTGTAATTGTTGCAACTAAACTAACTACTCCTGTTGATGCATTAATACGAAAAACTTTTAATCCAGCATTATAAAATGCCATGATATATCTTTCATCATCACTAAATAAAAATGGCTCTAATCTAATTTCAACTCTGTTTGCTGTGTTAGGTGTTCCTGTAAAAGTATGTAACCATTCTGTACCAGCCCTTCGTTTAACACCACCTTCAGCTAATAAGAAAAGATTTCTTACTTCTTCTGCACCCTGTACATATGTATTTAGATCAGTACGCATCCTCATGGATGGACTAATTTCACCTCTTTCAAAATTATTTTGAGGTATTCTTACTTTCATATCAAGACCTTCTTGATACAATAAAACGATTTGTTACAAGTTTTTTTGTTGTTTGTTGTTGGCTATCCATAGTTCTAGCTTTTTGCAAATAAAACTTAGCATTATTAAACATCATACTTGATAACCCTTCATCTCTTGCAATGCCTAATGCAAACTGAGCAGATAGTTCATATACTAATGCTTGAACAAAGTACGATGGAAACTTTGCTTCTGACTGTCTAAAACTATAATCGGCTATAACTACATCAGTAGTTGTCGCATCACAATAAACATAATTACCAAATATATCATACTTAATTGGGCTATCACTAACTGTTACTGTATGAACATAAAGTGATTCAGCTGGTATTAAATATCCAGCATCCCATCTTCCAGTTGGTGTATCAGTTAGTCTATTCAGTATTCGTTGGTCAGTTGCAAATCTCCATCGACAATTAACCAATGTTGAACGACAAGTATCTTCATATAAATTAACAGCAACTAATGCTTCATTTGTTCCATCTTCAAAAGATGTCATGGGTGATGCACCAATAAGAACTAATGCTCTATTGCAAATATCAATAGGTGTTGTAGCTGTAGTACTTTTAACTGTCATAATAGATAGGGGGGATTTCTCCCCCCACTCCTAATTAGTCGCTATCAGTTTCAACTACTGCTGTACCATCTGATACATCAACAACTGAACCAGTATTTGAAAGCACAGTACAAAAATTTGTTGTTGGAACATTAGTGTCCATAACAATAATTAAGTCTCTGACGTTCAACATATTAGCAGAATCATTAAAATAACCAGCAGTGTTAACAGTTGCAATCGCATCTGCAGTTTGATAAATCCAAAGATTTACTCCACTTGCTCCACCTATTCGGTGTAATCCAGTTTCACTATAAGCCATTTAAACCTCCTAACTGTTATTATCTAAGACTTCATAGACACCATTGTCATCAATGACAGTGGAACCCATGGACATCATAGATGTGGTTAAATGAGATACTTTTTCTGGCACATAGTTTACTTCTGTTGAAACATCTGCACCAATACCTAAACCAACAGCTGAACTATGGTAAGCTATATTCTTACCAGCTGTAACGGCTGACGTACTGAACCACATAAACGATAGCCAATTCTTAGCTGTCATTCCTCCAGCATAAGGAAGCTGTGCTTCACCTACATAGTCTGCACTTGAGAACTCTGTAATTGTGAATAGGTCAGCAAAACCTTTAGGATTCATGGCAACAAATCTTTGTCCATCTTCAGGAACATCTGCTACACCCATTGTTTCAAACAATGAGAGAACATCTGCTCTTTCTAATGCAGAACTTGTATCATGTATTTGGGTTGAATTTGCTCCAGCATCCATTGCTGTGTAGATAAGTTCATCAGTTTTACGACCTAAAGCACTCGCAGCCGAAGTTGCTATTGCCTGTCGTTCATTGATGTTTGTTTTTAACTCATCTAGTTTGTCAATGTATTCTGGTGCGTAATGATCGGTTAATGTAACATCAACAGTTGTATGTGTTAATTCCATTGGTGTAACATTACCACTTCTGCTTTTAGTATTAGCTGAACCAGTACCTATCTTTTGGAAACGAACTTGGTTTCCTCTTACATTACCAGCTGTACGAACTGTGTTTCTTAA